TTCCCAGTCACGATCGGGGTTTGATAGTTGACAAAATATCACCTGATGAGGATGATTATGAAAGACAATAAAAAGGCCCTTGCTAAGACTTTGTATCTCCATGAAAATATGTCTCTAGTTGAGATCGCTAAGAGAAGCGGAATTAATTTACACACCTTGAAATATCTTGTAGATAAGGGCTCTAAATCAGAGGCCGCATGGAAGAACCTAAAGAAGTTAGGCCACGACAACGAACTGTTGGAAGTACTTAATAATGATGGGGCTAATATAGCAGATATCTATTCGCTAGGTCTCTCGGTAGTACAACGCAGCCTTGCTAAGATGCAACTTAGAGACGAGGAATTAGACGTCAAGGGCGTCGATAGGCTCCTCTCGGCTCTAGATAAGATTGACCGCTGGAAACGTCTTGAAGAGGCTAAAAAGGAGGTTGACGCCGAGAATCTAGAACTAACCCAAACAGAGGAAGACATCCAAGACCACATCTTCTTTGAGAAGCCAAAAAGTGAGGAGGGTGAGTAGTGGATGAAACCACCAAGAAGACAATTGAGGCGGCCAGACAGAAGCGGGCCCTCAACTACTTATCTAGCGTCTGGAAGCCTCACGGCGGCCAGGTGCAGGCCGGCAGAGCCGTCTTTGGTCAGGGCGCTAAGATGGTCTATATTGAATGCGGCCGGAAGTTCGGTAAGTCAGAATTCTCCGTGTTTGCATGCTGGATGAAAGCTATCATGCATCCTAACTCCGAAGTGTATTACCTAGCCCCCGCCGTCAAGCTAGCCCGAGAACTTGTGTGGGCTAACCGCAGGATGCAGACCTGTAACTCATACAAGGGAGACTTCCTTAAGCGCATGGAGAAGCTCCTAGGCGGCCCTATCGAGATATCTAAGCAGGAGATGCGTATCATCCTTCCTAACGGCTCCTTTATTAAGGTGGACGGTAGTGATAACATCGATTCGCAGCTTGGATTGAAACCCGACCTAATCATTGCCGACGAATTCCGAACCTTCAAAGAAGAGTGGCTAGAATTCATGACTCCTAACCTTGCCGCTAAAAATGGAGCGTTGGTAGCCATCTCCACGCCGCCTCTCGGCCCAAACCGCGCGTATGAACACGCTATCGAGTGTAAAAAGAGGATGGAAGAGGGTAATCCCAGGTATTTCTATTTGAATTTGCCTTCTGAGACTAACGATGCCGTCCCTCACCTAAAAGGCTGGCTAAAAGACGAGAAGCAACGTCTCATAGGTCTCGGCCGAGAGAAGGAATGGCTGCGGGAATACATGGCCCAATACATTGCGGACAACGAAGACGCTATTCTGCCCCAATTAAACCGGAAATCCGAGCTAATCTGCGATTCTAGAGAGATTATGCTCATGTTAGGAGACAAAAATGGGACACATTGAGGTCTACTGCTGCCTGAACCCCGGGAACTCAACGATTTTCGGGGCTTTGCTTGTAGCAATTAACAGAAACACTGGCCAGGTGGCTGTTTTAGAGGAAATTAAGATCTGGGACTCCGAAAGCACGTCCGTAACAAAGGCATGGCCGAAGATAGACGATAAATTCTCTGAAAAATTGGAGGAATTAGGTCTGACAGAGTTCGACATGACTAAAGGAAGTGTTGTCTTACTTTGTCCGCCAAAACTACCGTGGTTTCGTAGAGATATGGACGAAATGTTTGGATTAGGGGTTCAGACAGTCATTTCTGAGTGCGATAAGCCCGAATATAACTTAGGACTTATTAAGGATTTGTTGGCCGCCAAAAAGATGGTGATTCACGAGAGCTGTACAGAACTGCTCAAGGAGGCAGAAACGTATGTTAGGCACCGTAAGACCTTTGCAATACCTAATGACCGCTCTAAGCTGCTTATCTACTGTCTCAGAGGCATTCTGGCAGCCATAGGGTATACTTCTGATCTATTAGAGCTTGTGCCGGATAAGCCCGACGATGAAAAGTTCTTAGAACGGGTACTTAGCACTCCCACTTTTGATGAGACTATGCAAAAACTTCGATTCGAAAAGTTTGGCCTCTTAGGCGAAGACGCCGGCCTGTTTCCAGAAGATTTTCAGGACTTATAAAGTAATGGGGGTAATTTCACCCCTATTTCATAAAGAATCATTAATTTTCAAGCCAAAAGTTCCTTTGTCTCGTTTAATTATTGGACGAAACACGCGAGGACAAAATGGCCACCCCAAAGCATACCAAAGAAACTCTATTTAATGGAACTTGTGAGAAATGCTCAGCTAAGACGCACTCTTGTCACGAGGACTTCACTTACGTCAATATCGGAAAACCTTCAGACAATCTAAAGATAACCATCGAAGAGCAAGTCTGCCTTTCATGCGGACCTACCGTGACTTTTCATGTTCCATACCCCTTAATAGAGACCGTAGAAGACGCTTTATACATGGCCGGCTATGATCTCACTGATGAAGGACGCACGTTCCTAAAGGAGATCGATTAATGCTAGAAATTCTACTTCTTATTATGGCAGTCTGCGGAATGCTTGCCGGTATTACGGGTCTAACCCTAGCGTTATACACTAAAGCCACTCTTGGCGCTCGTCTCAGTTCAGAAATATCCCAACAGCTATATGAGGCAAAGGACGACCTACTAGGCGTAGAAAATCGTCTCGAAGGGCTGATGGACAATAAAATTAACGCAGCATCAGCTGCAATGCGAGAAGTTTCCCAAAACGACTCAGTTGACCTTATCGAATCGCTCCTAGGCAAGCAAGGCCAGGACGCGCCCCCAAACGGGTTGGGAATCGGATCATTTAATAACTTACGCTAAATTTAAAAGGTATACATGGGCTATAGAGGCTACGACTCATACTTTAATCATGGCGGAGGAGGATCACATACTCCCATTTCGCTGAAACCTTTTACGCCCAATGTCGTCTCGGACGAAGAGACACTACTGACTTGGGTTAATGAAACTACAGATAAACTAGGCGATTACTACGGCGCTTACAGGCAGCTGTTCAAAGGTAACGTTGACGCATATGTAGGCGACAGTTGGGGAACTATAGAAAATCATGAGATATGGAACGGACATTCGCTCGTTCGTAATCCTACCCCCGGCCGAAAAGACCTTAATGTAATTCAACCTATAGTAGAAGCCCATCTATCTAGGATAACTTCTTCTAGGGCATCTATCTCAGTTCTTCCAGTACATAGTAACGAATTCCACGATCTTTCCGCTGCTAAGACGGCTGAGACTATGGTGGAGCAATCCTTTCAATATCGTCGAGTTCAAGACAAGTTTGAGTCCGCCGGCCGAAACATGTTGGTTTGTGGCGTTTCCTATATGCTAATGAGTTGGAACGAAGAGATCGGCCCGCCACTATCCTCTCTATCAGAACCGGTCCTCGTGACCGACGAAAACGGCGATCCTAAGAAGGACGAAAACGACAATGACATAATAGTGCACCCTAACACCCAAATGGGAGATGTGGACTACAAAGTGTTGCGACCGGATCAGGTTTTAGAACAGCCTGGACGACGATGGGAAGATAAAAACTGGGTCATTACTCTCGAGATGAAAGATGTCTATGAAACCCGACTGGACTACCCTTCAGTTGCAGAGGAAATTCAGCCCGGCGCCCATTCTGAATTAAGTCACACATCTTGGCTCAACAAGCAAACTGAAGACCTCCAGCACCAAGTTCTGATTATTACTGTCTATCACAAAGCCACACGAGCTTTTCCTAATGGATGGATGGTAAGAAGTACTCCTGATGTACTTTTAGAAAGCGTAGAACTTCCTTATCCTACTCTCAATACATATAACCTCCTTCCTATCGAACGTCTTCATGATACTGAAGTCCCTGGCTACGAGCTACCCCTACCAATGACAGTTATGGAAGCAGGAAAAGGCTACAGCGAAACGTTCAACAGGGTAGATAGAGTATTACGAAAAGATTTATCTCTCAGTGTTCCGAAATGGATCTACCATAAGCTCTCCGGAGTGAATTGGCAGCAGCTCAATAATGCCTCGTCCGCCGTCCAATTTAGCGGCAATGTTGCGCCTCAGCTGGTCCGACCCACTTCTACTTCCGGAGACTTTTTTGCGTATCGTAACGGACTACTGAATGAAATGAAACAGAATACTGGGGCCAGCCATGTGTTCAATGCGCCGCCTAGCAACACCAGGGCTACGACCATGCTAGAGCACCAAGAAGAACAAGAATTTCTTCGGGCTGAGCCTTTGATTCGCCATATGAATGATTTTATGGGACGTGTAGCGCAGATTGGCCTGGCCATCATGGCTGATAATTATCAAGACGAACAAGAGCGTGTAATGAAGCTCATGGGAACTACTGGACCCTCAGCATATATTAGGCTTCAAACCGCCGACCTATTAGGACCTTATGATATTAAGTTTGAGAGAACTTCGGCCCTTCCAGAATCAAAGCAAGGCCGACTAAACGCGGCTCTGAGTATGTTCCAAGCAGGCCTCATAGATGAAAACCAGTTTAAGAAGTCTATTGGCTATGCGGCCGATCCTGACTTTATGACAGCCGAAACAAAAGCATTCGAAAAACAACTGTTAGAAAACGACTTGATGATGCGAGGGCAAGAGGTCGCAGTTCCTGTAGAGTTTGAAGACCATGTCGAGCACCTTAAGGCTTTATATCCTATTATCGAATCGGTAGAGTTTGCCGAAATGCCAGACGAGCTTAAATCACAATATATTAACCACTGTCTGACGCACGAAATGTTCGCTTGGAGACGAGCTCAGATATCTCTCAAGTACAGCATTAAAGTAGCGGATTCAGTTAAGTGGATGTTCTTTTCAGCCCTTCCTGCCGCCGTTCCTGTGAGCACCGTCAACCCGGCCGCAGTTGAAGGAGACGAAGTACTAAAAACTCGAGCTACCACACCAGGACTCGTTAGACCAGAAGAGCCGGGGCCAGATAACCCATCAGCGGTCTAGAAATAAGATGATCAGCACTAACCCCAAATGGTAAACCAATAAGGAGCCAACTATGTCAGATCAACCAACAGAGAACGTAAGTACAGAGCAGCCAGAGATTGAGAGTTCAGGCACGAACTACCGACAGCAAATGGAGAGAATACAAGAACGCAAAGAGCGCTCTAAGAATATTATAGACGATGTCTGGAGCTCAGTGCAACCAGAACCCGCCAGTAATTCTGCCAAGGAGGAAATCCCAAATGGACAAGCCGACAACGGACACGATGATTCTGAAAGAGTTGAAGAAGCTCAACGCACGTTTGACGACGTCATTGATGAAGCTTGGGAAAGTGGAAGAGGAGAACAACAAGCTGAAGCGGATGGTGAAGGAGAGCTCGTCGACAGTGAAAACGATTCTGAAGCACCTGAAGGGGAAGACCCTGTCGAAGATCTTGAAGTTTCAGATGAGAGAGATGACATAATATTGGCTACTGTGGCCGGCGAAGACGGAGAGGAGACGCAAGTCGAGATTCCGAAGAACGCCATGATAACCGTTAAAGTAGATGGAGAAGAACAGCAAGTATCTATCCAAGACTACGCTAACGGTATAAGCGGGCAGAAAGCCATCGCACAAAAATTTACCGCCCTAAACGGGGAGCGGAAAGCCTTCGAGTCTCAAGTTCAGTCATTCAATGAGGCATCGACTAAGGCAGTAGAATTAATGCAAGAAAACAAAGCAGTAGAAGCTATACAGCATGTAGCGGAAATGATGGGCCAAAATCCTCACCTGTTGTTTACAACACTATTTGAGGAGATTACGCCTGTTCTGAATGACTATGCGGCTCTTTCCGAACAAGAAAGGACCGCCTGGGTACAAGATATAAAAAACAAGAAGGCAGAGTTTCAAGCTAAGTCTGCACAGGATGAACTGCAGCGACTGCAAACCGCACAGGAGCAGCAAGCGAAGGTACAGAATGTTCAGGAAACTTACGGATTGGACGAAGCCACGTTTACCCATGCTTACCACGCACTAGAAGCCGAAATGGCCGCCGGAACGTTGCAAAAGCAGGCTATCACTCCGGAGCTAGTAGGGGAATACTCCAAACTAGTTACTATTGAGGGATACGCCGCCAATGCTCTAGTTGGGACGGACTATGAAGGCGATCAGGTTGCGATTAATCAAGTTCTACAAGCGGTAAACCAACTGGCCCGCAGCGGAGAGCAGATTACGGAACAGCTAGTAAATGATATGGTATCTCAAGCCCTTGGACGACAGCAACAAGTCGAAAAGTCTAAAGTTTTAAACAAAAAGCTAACTAAAAAAGGAGTGCAACCAAAAGCTAAGAATGAGGCTACGCCTAAACAAGTTCAAAGAGCTAATCCTCAAGATCAGCCTTCGCATTGGATGGAGCGTGCCCTAGATGAATTAGACAACGGCGGAAGTGCAGTTGACTTAGGACTAATGTCCTCTAAACCACACAACAAAAGAACACGTAAGTAACCAACTTTAACTATTATTAAGGAGAATTAATAATGGCAACCTCGATTCCAGGAGACAACTATAACCTGTCTACCACCTTCGCAAACCTCTTTAAGAGAGTGTTTCACGACGATCCAATGGCTCAGCAGGATCTATTCTTTTTCGATAACGAGCTTATGAAACGAATTACCGTCGAAGACGGATTTACCGGAACAGACGAAGAAGTACTTAGGACTACATCGCTTATGGGGGGATATGGCTTCGGAAGCACCATGCCTCGCGTTAACGAGTCCGGAAACATTCGCCCCAGGCTCACCGCCAAGAAATACTATGTGAGAGCCCTTCTCGATACTGAATCTATGGCAGCAGCTATGGACAGTAAGGGAGCTTTCCACAATCTCGTTGAACGAGTAAAGGAAGATATTAGGCGCGGTATTGACCAGGGTCTTTCATTAGCCCTCTTCCACGGAGGAGCAGACGGAGACTTGCAGCTTGGTACGATCGCATCTAGTGGTGTATCAGGTTCTGATCCTTACACACTAACTTTGACTGAGGCTCCCGGCCACAAGTTCCACGTTAAGCAGATCCTTAACATCGGTACCGGCGACACGGATCCTTTTGAAGTTACAGCAGTTGACGAAGCTAACCTACAGATCACCGTTGACAGATTGTCCGGTACTCAGGTCCCAGCTGATGCTGATGAGATCTACCTCCAGAACTCTGAAAACTCTGGATTTACTGGTTTGGCTGGAGCATCTGCACAGTCTGGAACGCTATACAACGTAACTATAAGTGAAGCAAACCGCTGGATAATGAGATCTACAGCCGCGGCTGGCGTTTCTCCAGACGAAAATATGCTTTACGAAGAGCTAATCCAAGTCAAGGACAAGTGCGGACAGTATCCTAATCTGATCGTTTGCTCTAAGGTTCAGTATCTCAAAATCAAAGAGTTCCTCTCTGATAAGAGAATACTCAACGACAGAAGTGATGAGATGGGCCACGGCGCTATCAACATCATGGGTCCTGAAGGTCCAGTACCTATCATATGGGATAGGCTTATGGATGCCGACAAGATGTACTTCCTTAACACGAAGCGAATCAAGCTTAAGAAGCGCCCAATGAGCGGCCTGGTTGAGCACGGCGGAAGCATCCTCATACCAAACTACGTCGTAGACGATGACAGCTACCTAATCCAGTACCGTTGCTACGGTAACTTCATGATTGAGCCTTCTTTCCACTCAGTCAAAACTGGCTTGGCGACTAGCTAACCTATAGGCCTCGAGGGCGGCCCTTAATAGCCCTCCCTTCATTTAACTTATTGGGAGCCCAATCTCCCGCCTAACAATTAACTTGAGACCAAGAAGGAGTTTAATATCCATGGCTATAAGAAGAAGTATTAAAGGAACACAGCCTCACTGTCGTGTGTTGGCCGTTCGAGTAGATGGAAGCGCTGTTACAACCTCAGCTGCCACTACCGGAGCACTTGGCCCTGACCGACATAACATTACCATTCTGAAAGGTAGTGGAGGAACATCCAACGAAGTGACTGTCGCGTTTAACGAAGCATACACTGTTGTTCCTGTGGTTTGTACAGGGGTAATTACCACCAACTGTCACGTAGAAGTTAAGTCAGTATCGGCCTCTCAGATAGTCTTCGAGACTTTCCAAGTAGCAGACGGCACCACAGGTGTAGACGATGCAGACTTTCACTTTATAGTAATGGGATGGGATACCGCAAGCGAGTACAAATCCTAATAAAAAAGCTTAGAGGCCCAGCCGGATTACCCGGCGGGTCGTTTATTATATAGGCGTCGGACGTAACTAGCCACATATAATAAAGGAACTAATGACAATGAGTACAATTCCACGTAAACAAAAAATCGCGTCCAGCAATCAGGTTATACCTAGCAGACCACGACCAAGACTAAACGAGTATCTAAAAACCGGACTTCTATCAGCAATTCTAGGTGCGCAGGTGCTATTCCTAATGGGGATATCATGGCAGATCTAGATAACAAATGCAAGTACACGCACTGGGGAACATATGACGGCGCCGGCCCCATGCCTTTTTCGAATGTTGTTAAATTGAATAGAGCCGTAGGAATCCGACCATTTAGAAAGTTTGGATACAATCCAGGAATAGGAAACACATTTGAAGATCTCTGGTATACCGGAGCGAACTACACCTTTCCTACTTCTGCAGAAACGCTGAATGTTAGTAGCTCCGAAGCGGATGACTCTGCCGGCGGAATAGGAATGCGAACAGCAATACTAGAAGGCTTAGACAGCGACTATAACGAAATTACAGAAACCGTAACCTTAAATGGCACAACCGCCGTACAAACCGTAAACTCATACATTCGCCTTCACAGGATTTATGGAGACACCGCCGGAAGTAGCGAAGTTAACGTTGGTGACATTACCGCCACACAGAGCACCAGCGGGATTGTTATGGGTGAAGTTGAGGAAGGATCCGGAACCACACTTCAGTGCATATATACCGTCCCGGCCGGATATGTAGTTCAGATAGAATCTCTAAATATATCGGTTACAAGGAACGACGACGTTAGAGTCGAGCTACTAACAAAGTCCGTATCTAGTGATGGGTGTTGGACGGTAGCGTTCAGTCACAACGTTAGCAACGGCCTGGTAGATTTAGATCTTAGAGACGGTGTGATTTTAAGAGAAAAAACGGACATCAAAGTAAGAGTCCGAAGATTAAGCGGAAGCGGCGTTAGGGCCGCAGCAGTTCTCCACGGCTTTATATATGATGGCTCAATCATGTATATTGATGGAGCTAACTAAAGTTAACCCAAAGCGAGGAAATTTAAAAAATGGCGTATGATAATTACACAACTCGATGGAAAGCAAAAAGGCTGATTGACCTTAACTTTTCGTCGATCGGCTCTAACTGGCATAAAGCCGGCTGGGAAGTCGCTACAGATGCTGTAGAAGCAGGCACGACAGACACTATTATAACCGCAACCGGACACTCTGCTGTAGCTGGGGATGTAGTTATTATGACGAGCGGAGGAGAAGACGGGGAGGCCAGGGAAGTTACTTCAGTAACGGCTAACACGATTACTTTGGAATCGGCCCTATCAGGAACCCCGTCCGCAACAGAAACATTTACAATTATTCGGCCCGAATCTCTAACGAAGGCTAAGATTGTTCAATTCGATTCTACTCTAGACCAGGCTGTCGTTTTGGCCGAAGGAAACACTACCCCCACACATGCGCAATTTATTTGCCGATCTAATGCTGATAAGACTTTTGACTTGAAAGGAAATAACCTACACGCAGGCTCAGATAACATATTTCCAGAAACTACTTCCTCGTATTACTTATGGGTTAAGGTAGCCTCTTCTGTGCCGTCGGCCGGAGAGTTGGATATCACAGTCATAGAATAAAAGGAGATCGATAAGTGCCAAGTACAACAACTACAGAAAATCACTCTTTGACTTATCCTGTCGAGGGTGCTACCGGATGGTACGCGACCTGGGAAGCTCTTGCTCAGCAGATTACTGACTTCCTCGATGACGTTACAGATATGAGAATGTCCAACATTAAAGACTCAAACGGTAATGAATCGATCAGAATTACTACCACTGCGTCTGCAGTTAATGATTTTACTGTGACGAATGCAGCTACCGGTAACGATCCTACCCTTACTGCGACGGGCGACGATACCAACGTTGGTATAGGCATAACTGCAAAGGGTACAGGAACAGTCAATGTAAACAACACAGTAAAGGCGGCAGTCGTCAGCTCGGCGGTTAACGAAGTTACTGTAACTAACGCTGCCACAGGGAACGGCCCTAGCGTAGCTGCTACCGGAACCGATACTAACATCGATTTAACATTAAACGCTAAAGGAAGCGGCGTACTTGACGTGGGGTCTGACATAGTCCCGACGACTGATAGTACTAGTGACCTTGGCACAACCGCTAAAGCTTTTGCAAATACTTATACCGATTCCCTATCTTTTGACTTGGGGACCAATAATTTAGATACCTATACGGTAGGAACCTTTACGCCTACGCTAGACAATGATGGAGCCCCCTCTGTCACTTATACTTCACAGCAAGGCCAATATATCCAGATTGGTAAGGCTGTTATAATACAGGGACGGGTTTCCTGGTCTGCGTTCAGTGGAGGTACAGGATTTATGAGTGTTACAGGATTTCCAGGACTGTCGTGGGACCACTCGACGGTAACGGAGCATAATCTAGACTGTAACTTAGAAAGTGTCGATCACTCAACCGCTAACACACGAAGGATACTTCTTCAGTTCAGTAGTGGAGCTACAGGGTTCGGCCGGATAACAAAAGAAGTTAATAATGCATCAAACAGTCAATTCTCGACAGGGGCCTATCCTAACAGCGGAACCATAAGGTTTTGGGGAATTCGATACGTATCATAAGAGGACCAAACAACTATGAGCGGAAGCAGTAAGAAAAACACTGATATAGAGGTAAGCGATCTGGCGGCAGGGACCAGCGGAGAACTGATTTCTTGGGATGTCTCAGGAAATGCAACTACCGTTGGAGTAGGAACGTCAGGACATGTGCTAACCTCAAACGGCCCCGGAGCCGCACCAACATTTCAAGCCGGCGGGGGAGGAGGCGGAGGCCTCGACAACGTAGTAGAAGATCTTACTCCACAGCTTGGAGGAGATTTAGATGTTAATGGACAGCAGATTGTATCTGTATCATCCGGAGACATTGAACTACATTCTGATAACGACGTGAATATTATCCTGGGCGACGCGGCCGGAGTAGATGACTTAAATGTTAAGGACTCGGGCGGAACGACAGTCTTTACTGTTGATAGCGACGGATCAGTTATAACTGGCTCGTGGGAAGCTACTGACATAGCTGTTGCTCACGGGGGAACTGGCGCCAGTAATGCAGCTACGGCCCTCTCCAATCTTGGAGGAATCGGAGCAGCAACCACTGACACATTAACAAATAAAACATTTGATGCTAACGGCACAGGTAACAGCCTTTCGAACGTGGACGTAGCAGATCTCGCTAACGGAACAGACGGAGAGCTTATTACTTGGAGTGCGGCAGGAACGCCTACGACAGTTGCTGTGGGAACATCAGGACACGTACTAACTTCAAACGGGGCAGGGGCAGCACCGACGTTTCAGGCTGCGGCCGGCGGAGGAGGAAGCATGCCTGTGGCGGAAATTCACTTTGATGTGGCAAACCTCGCTGTTCCAGAAACGAACTTTGCGCCGTTAGAAAAGCTTTCAGGAACAAACGTAAACGTATTCGTAAGGTCTTTTGACGACACTACAGAAGAGTACGTAAACGGAAAACTTCAAGTACCTACTGACCTGGACACATCTGGGACAGTAACATTTAGAGCTTACGTTTCAGCAAAGACGGCAGCCGCCAGTAGAAATATCGCCCTAACTTTTGGGCACAGGGCATTAAATAACAGTGAAGACTGGGACCCCGCTTCTCCATACACAGAGGAAGATTCTGGGGACACAGCAATTGACGCCACACAAGATGACGTAACCGAAGTTACTTGGACAGAAACAGTAACTAATTTAGGATGGGCCGCCAACGACATGGTTCTATGGCGACTATCTAGAGATCCTGGGGCTACGAACGATCTTGTCGGTGACATGTATCTTTTTAACTTTACCGTAGAAATACCAAGGGCCTAATATGGGAACATCATCCGCATCGCGCGACTTTGGAACCGCCGGAGAATTTATAGACACCTCCTCAGGGTATAACTTCTCCAGCAGCGCCGGAACATTATTATTTTGGCAGTTCGCCGATGCAACTACCACTACAATGCAAGCAGGAGGGCAGTCTAACGGGCACTTTTGCCGCGTTCTGTCTTCTAATACCTTGTCCACATTCTTAAGCGGTTCGTTTATAACGTCCAGCTCAACTATATCAGACACCACGTGGACCCACTTCGGCTATAAATGGGATGCTGGCTCCAGCGCGAATTTAACTTTCTATTTCCAGGGCGCAACCGACGGAACTTCTTCGTCGTGGTCTCCCCAGTCATCGACTGCCGCTTATCGATTAGGAGCAAACGGGGCCAGCGGGATACAAAACTACAACGGACAGCTTTGTTATTTTGGGGTCTGGAGTACTGACCTAACTACTGATCAGGTTAACGAAGCTATGTGGAGACCTTTCGCAGTACCAGGAAATTTAGAGTTTAGTATGCCTCTTTGGGGAGAATCAACTGAAGTCGACAGATCCGGAAACGGAAGAGACGGTACACTCACAGGAACAGCACTATCAACAAACGGACCAGCAATCTGGTTTTAAAGGAGATAATAATAATGGCGCGAGTTATAATATTTAACGAAGAAGGCGAGATAATCAAAGATATTCCTTCGGCACATACTCCCGACTTTGAGGGCCACCCCAGAGCTCTTGTTAACCCGTCCGTGCCAGTAGGTTCGGGACCGCTTGCCAGAAGAGCCCGAGTCTCTAACGGCAAAATTATAAATAAGACACCTCAAGAGCAAGACGATTTCGTCAAAGCAGTCGCAGACGAAGTAAAAGCCAACGAGAAAGTATACGCCCAAGCTTTGCTCAGAACTATAGCCGAAGACCCGGCGCTTCGGGCACAACTACAAGGACTTCTATTTGATCGATAATTATACTGTTTAAACGTTCATACTAACAATAATATATACAATACTAGGAGAGACAATCAAATGGGAACGAGCCGGGGCTCTTTGCACTCTGACGTGGCTGTGGGATTTAGTAAAGTTAATATAGGAACATTCTTAAATACACAAACTGACGACTGGTCTATAATGGGCTGGTTTAGAGGAAACTCTTTGATTACCGACTACGGAATGATGTTTGGCTGCACGACAGGAAGTGTCTCGTGGCATCCGACCGAGAAGGCCAGATCCTTCTTTAGCACGGAGACTTTAGGGACAACTACCTTGAGCTTTGATGAGTGGTATTTCTATACACACGTTCATCCTGGCGGGGCAAATACTGTACAAGAGCTGTTTTTAAATGGGGTTAGTGAACAGACATCCGTGGCTATAACTACCACCGACATGACTCCCACCGCATACATCGGAGGATATTCGGGAACGGCGTGGACCTACAGAGGCGAGCTAGCTCACTTTCACGCCTATAACGAAGTTGTGGACGTCCCAAAAATAACAGAGTTAATGTGGAGGCCCTTCTCCATACCGGAGAACAGCTATCAATATATCCCAGGATGGGACGGAGACTCAATCGAATATGACAGATCAGGACACGGAAGAAACGGAACGCACGAAGGTGATATGGAAAACTCTTCAGAAGGCCCGCCCGTCTGGATTTAAAACCAAGAACCAACAATAACAACTTATTAACAAAGGAACAAATTATGCCTTTTCCACTACTTTTGCCTTTACTAGGAGCGGCCTTCGGGGCAGCAACGTCAAAGAATAAGGGTCTTGGGGCCCTAACTGGAGGTCTAGGAGGCCTAATAGCCGGACCCCTTGGAGGAGCTCTCGGAGGAGCAGCCGCGCCTGGAGTGGGAGCCGCCACTGGTGCAGGAGCCGGAGCTACTGCTGGAGCAACAGCAGGCCTAACTGCTGGACAAGCAGCTGGAGGAGCCGCATCAGGACTAGGAAGTATATTCGGAGGAGGGTTCGGTAAACAGCTTGCTCTGGGAGCTTTGAAGGGCGGAGTAGGAGCTATTGGAAACATCCAGCAGCAGAAATCACAAGCAAAGCAGCTGAACGCCCAAATGGAAGCAGCTAGACAGAACCAATTACTAAATGCAGCGACAGGCCGACTACAGACAGCGTCTCAGATACGAGCAAACGCCGACCGTGCCCAACTTTCTGCAGAACAGCAAGCCGAAGAAGCACAGCAGAGAGCCCTCGGAAATATAGTTCAAGGCTTTCGTAGCGCAATCCTTGGAGGATAATCCATGGCTAGAATAGATAAACTAAACGAACGAATTCGGCGGCTGACTCATACGAATTCATATACGGATTCGGCTACGCCTACTGCCCAGCGGGGCTTGCAGACGCAGACGCTAGTTGACCTTATGAATGAGGCCCACGAAACACTGCACGCCATGTTCTTCGATAACGGCTCTGACGTCTATATTAAACAGGACACGCTGGCTACAACTACAGGAGTCGAAGCGGTTTCACTCCCTTCAGACTCTTTTCTAGGCCTTAATGTGTTGAGCGTAGAATATAAATATGGAAGCGAGAGCACTCAGTACCGAAAGCTAAAGCAGATCTCTATGCATGAGAGAAACACCCGATGCACTGGAGACCCGCTGACGTATATAACTCGAGAAAATCAGATCCTTCTAGGGCCCATCCCAGGCCAAACGAAGTCAGACGGCCTTCGAGTTACATATGAATATCAGCTACCTGAGATTGACGTTAGAAGAGGAAAAGTCTCTGTGGTAGACAGCGGAACCGCACCTACTTCTATTACTATCACCGATAAGTCTCTCGGAGACATTGCGTTGGCCGATAGTGACCTTACAGGAACTTATATTTCTGTAGTAGACAAAGACGGAACTCAACAGATGAAGAGCATTCCAGTAACTTCCTATAATTCGTCGTCTGGAGTTATTACTCTAGGGTCCTTTACGCCAACTGCTGGAGAAGAAGTTGAAGTCGGGGATTACGTCGTAATAGGAGCAAACGCCAGCACTCACTCTCCTTTCCCTAGAGCCTGCGAGCCCTATCTCGTAGAATACGTAAAGCGAAACGTTTTAGAGTTAAACGGAGACCCTCTCCTAAATGCTTCTGAACGAAAACTTCTACAGCTTCAAGTCAGAATGGAATCCGTGTTTGCGACCTGGAACACAGACATTAAATATATACCAGAAATCGATAGCGATAGGATAATATAAGATATGACGTACAGCATTCCTCTAGTCTACGCTCCTGGCGGACTTAACCTCCGCCTTCCTGAAACCCTAAAGAATGCCCAGGAGGCCCGAGACGGTCTAAATTGGTCTTTAACACCTTCAATGGACCTGGTCAAAAGAATGGGCTACCAAATGAAAGCTACTAGCGATCTAGGCTACGGGCTAGCTGTATATGAGCGACCTACCGAAATAGCACTTACTGGAGTCGATGGCTTTGGTGATTTTGCTTTCGGTACGGACCCGTTCGGTTCTCCTAATACCTTAGGGTTTGGAGATATAAGCCTTGACCTCGTTGGCCTTGACGACGTACCTAAAGTCTGGTCGACGGGGCTTTTTCAAATAGATTACAGCGGTTCTGATGTTGCTACTGTAAGCATCAACGCCGCCGACACATCCAACGTAACACTCACGTTGACAGACAACGGATCTACAGTTTTAACTCAAAATCTCGGGATAGGGAATGAAGCTTCTCCTGTCACTCTTACTGCGCTCAAAACAGCGATAGACGCGGTCAGTAATTTCACAGCCACTGTTGAGACGGGCACGGGTTCGGTTCCTGCGGCCTTACTTGATTATGTCAACGCGGAAGTGGTAGACATTGGCGTTCCTTTTCAGATAGGATTTGGGTACTGGTCAGCAATAAACTCTCCGATTACAACCCCGATGCCAAAACTGATAGAAAGGATCTCTCGTCCAGACTTCGAAAACCCTACTACTGTATCCATGAACGGCGTCCTTTACATAATGAACGGATATGATTCTCTGCTCAAATACGACGGCCAAACCTTATATAAAGCCGGTCTTAACCAAGGAGGCCAGCCTACCGGATCGATCGATACTCTGACTAGCGTAGGAGCGACTTTTGATGGAGTATTTAACTATCGAGTAACCTATGAGCAAACTGATGCAGTGGGTAATATTATCCAAGGCCGGATTTCCAATGACTCCTTAGACCTAGATAACTCGGCCGGGCCCTATGCCATTGACGTTACGGTAACTAACATCTTGGCATCAGAAGGCTTCAATACTAACGGTGGAATATCAACCAGCACGCAAACCTCAACTAACGTTGCTACCGGCCAAGAGCAAATTGGACTGGACGACGGAGCAGGAGGAGATCATACGCTACAGGTTGGGGACAAGGCCTATTTCTTCGATACTCAATCCTCTACCTACGGCGCCTACGAAGTGTTAGCGGTAACGGGCTCGACAGCCACGTTAAAGGCTACGGCTACGGTCGGCCTGACAAACAATGCTCCTGTCTCAAACAACCTTAAGGTAAAGTTGTGGAGAGCAGAAGTGGTTGCCGGCGTTGATCCTCTTCTTACAGATTATAAGTTGGTAGTGGCCCTTCCTAACGACTCTTTCAATTCTAGCCAAGACTATAAAGACGAAGCCGTTCCGGCTAGCCTAGGTGAGGAATATGTACAGCTAAACAAGACCGAAGGAAATGCTCCTAATTGCAGATACGGCGTTCAGTGGAGAAACCAGCTTGTTATGGCCGGTAATCCCTCAGCTCCGTCCAGACTGTATTATTCTGAGTTCAGCGATTCTACCTCTCCTGAGAATTTCCCTGCAGTTAACTTTAAGGAAACTCCCGAGGGAGGAGGGGGAAAAATTACTGGAATGGGAGTCTTAGACCGTAACCTGTTTATATTTAATGAAAACCGAGTGCTTGTGGCTGAAGGAAACCTTGCCCAAGACTCTCTTCGTATTGATACGCTGGCCGACCACATAGGCTGCGTGGCCCACCACACGATTCAAGTCATTGACAATAGTATGTACTTCCTTAGCTCTAAGGGCGTCGCTAGGATAAGCAGGGCTGGGGCTGGATACCGAGTCGAAATGGTGTCGTTACCTCTTAATCCTCTATTTAGAATCTCAGCTAACAATACGTTCCGAGCATCTCTTCTTAGAGCTGTAGCGGTGGCCTGGACTTCAGAAAATAAATATGTTATCCATCTCCCAGCAGAAACCTCAGAAGGGGGCTTTGTTTATCCTAATGCTAGCAGTAGAGTTCTTGTCTACGATATAGAGCGAAACGCCTGGCTGCAATGGTCGAACATTAATCCTCACGGAGGAATCGTAGAATGGGACGACGGAAATAGCGGAGACGTTCTTTGGTTTCACTCTAGAGAGGCTGCAGGAGCTCACCATCTCCATCGCTTCAATTTGACTAAGTCAGAGATCGATTACGTAGATCATGGAAGCACCATATCCGCAGTTGAAATGGAATATTGGCCGCAGTGGGATTTCCTCGGAGCCCCCAAAGACAGAAAGTCATACACAGAGCTTTCCATAGACTCGTTTAGAAAAGAATCAGATCTAGCCTACGTTCCTTCGGGGGACATTACTGTCGGCGTTTATCATAACTTTAACGCGGACGTTGAAATGTACAACTTTACTGTATCTCTCCAATCAGACGATACTTCCTTGACTGAAGCGCTCAGCAGAGATGTTACGCGCTCGATAGGACTTAAATTAAGCAACAACACTATTAATAAGCAAACGTTGATCTCCGGCTGGGCCCTAGAAGGGCGCCGAATGATTCGCGGAATTAGGAGGCTGTAACGTGGCAGAATTCTCTTACAACCTTGATTTCAGGCAGCTCTCTGATGGGCTGAATCGTTTAACTATTAGGGAAAACTTCGAGTCCTTTATAGCCGAAAACATCACCATATCTGCAGGAACCGAACAACAGATAACCTATCAGCTGCAAGACGGAAAACTAGCTAAATACTACTTAAATCTCGGACAGACTGGGAATGGTCTGGTCACTAAAGGAGATACGGCATGGACAGCCAAACACATCTACTTAAAAAATCACGGAGCCGAAAGCGTTACGATAACCGTGGCTATCTTAGGAGACTAATATGACATTTTCAAATCAAACTCTTAGCGGCGAGCAAATGGCGGATTTTATCCGAATACGCGACACGCAAGGGCCAGAAGCGGCCAGAGCCTTCAGAACGCGAGCATTAAAAGGAGATGCTACTCCTGCAGGCCCCGGAGGAAGAGTTCTTCCCTTAACTGAATCAGAAAAGAAAGCTGAGGAAGCTAGACTGATTCTTAGAGATCAGCTTAAGCTATTAGGAGAAGCAGAGACCGAACGTCTCGCCAAATCACGAAAAGAGCGGGAAAAGGACGAAGCCGCCGGGCGTAAGCGAGGAGCAGAACTATTCTCAGAAGGCGCGCTAGGTAGAGTAGGAACAGCCCCTTCTGACGTGGCCAGTCAGCTCTTTGCTGATAGACAAGCAAGCCTAGATGCTTTAGGCGGCCAGGTTGGAGCACAAATAGCCGGCCGAGACGCTACTACTGCTCAAGGAGTTGCCGCTTTTGATGAGCTAATCAGACAGCGCACCGACCCTAATAGCGAGCTAGCCAAGCTCCAGAGATCTGCAGGCCGAGAACAAATTAATAGAGCACTTCAATCCCAGATCGGCCAGATAAGAGCAGCAGGTAACGTTACACAGGCCGGCCCTTCTGCCGGATTAATTGGAGACGCTATAGGAAGCTCGCTACAGGCCAGAGCTAACCTTGAGCGTGATATTGCGCTAGGCGGCCTTCAAGATGCAGCAGAATTAACAACCCGTAGGGAAGCAACCCGCCAACAAGGGCAAACCCGTAAGGAAGATCTTCAAACGTCTGGAAGACAAGAGGAACAGGCTCTTCGTACTAGACTAGAAAACATTCAGCAAGCGATCCAGGACGACACTCTTAGAAGGCAGCTTATCAACTTAGATAACAGGTCTAGAGAACTATTCGGCCGACTAAGTACAGAGCAGAACGTAGTTTCTCAAGGTGTTGCAGAGCGATCAGGAATTAGGCAGCAAGTACTAGCCGAAGCTAGCCAAGCGGAAGCCACAAGGGCTCAGCGTGAGTCAGAGCGAATCCAACAGATTGAAGCTTCTAAGCCTCCTCCATCTGCTGGCGGTAAGGTCCTGTGTACGGAGCTACACCGACAAGGCTATCTTCCTACCGAGATTTGGGAAGCCGACGAAAGAGAGGCAGCTAACTTCTCAAGAGAAACGATCGCTGGCTATCACCTACTAGCTAAACCTGTTGTAAAGTTAATGCAGAAAAGCAATGTTGTGACTCAGATCCTAAGGCCTTTTATATCTGGTTGGGCCACAGAAATGGCATATCGCCAAGGAGTCGCTAAGAAAGGCTCTTGGATAGGACGAATGTTAGAACGTTTCGCTGCTCCCCTTTGTGCCTGGATAGGCAAGAAGATTACCAATTATTCACTAGTCAAACGTGAGGCACTATAAGAATGTCGTTTATCACTAACCTACTAGGCGGGTTCGGAAGAACTCCCGGGATTGTTCCGGAAGAAGAGCCGCAGATACCCCAAGAGATCGTGACTGGGAAAC